CGGTGAAATATACCCGTAATTATTTTTATTAAGGATTGCCAAAACTGTATTTCGTACAGAATTTATCATTGTTATTCTTTTACACAAAGATAAGTAAAAAAAAAAGAGGTCAATTTTAGTTGACCCCTCTTTAGATAATTAAGTTATTCGCTAATATTAAGCTAGTTGAATAATGCCCACAGCCATTGGGGGAGCCAAAAGAGGAGCTACATTAGTATAAGAGGATGAGAGCATATTTTGCAATTCTCCTATTAAAAAATTCTGCATCGCCACTCCGGTTGCATCCGCAGCGTGAGTCAACTTTATACTGTCTGTGCTTGCAGAAGTTCCGTTATAATTTATAAAAGTTTCTGTAGTTGATGTTTGATTAATAAACAAAGCCTCGCTTGCGTTTACTAAAACCGGTTTCAATCCGGTTACTGGAAGGTTGAAATATTTTATCATAATTAAGATATTGTTACGTTAGAGATTACTGTAGGCGCATCGTGAGTTATATCGAGTACTCCTTCAGACCACTTGCTTTGCGCTACTTCTACAAATTTTTTCTGTAAATAATTTATCATGTTGTTACCACTGGAAGTATCTGCTGCATGAGTTATATTGATTCTATCAAAAGTTGCCTCTACTCCACTGTAATAAATTGCAGTAGTAGTAAAGGGAGATCCGGTAGTACCACAAAAAATAATCTTCTCTGCGGGAATCATTAAATTTCCGTTTGAAGCTGTTTCTACTGTTAATAATTTTGCCATCAGTTATAAATTTTAGATGTTAATAAGGTATAAAGATACAATAAATAAAATAGCCCTTATTGCGGAATAAGGGCTACTACTATGAAAAAACAGATTTTCCTCTCGAAGAAAAAATATTCTTATTTAAATATACTAAATATTATTATACATTTTTTGCTAATCCTGACAAATGCTTAAGAGAAATTATTCCCTCATCACTTTGAAAAAATGAAGCTACCATGTATATTGGATCTTCTCCATATGGCACATTAAGCATTTTCTTTTTGTTTGACGCTGTATTATACCACACTTCTTTATTACTATTTCTAAGTTGTATAAGTCCTTTATCAAAAAATAATTGAATTTTTGCATTAAGTTTTAATGCTGGATCTTTGAGTAATATTAAAAAATCCTTTGGCTGTGTTTTAGCAAAAACTAAGATATCTCTTCTTAGTTCAGCTGTAGACACTGTTGTTATATCATTTTGAAATATAACTCGTGAAACATTTTCCACTTGATCAACTGTTAGTTGTCTTGCTTCTATTAAAGCATCAACCTCGTCATTTAATTCTTGAACTACTTCTGATGCTTCCTTGGCTTTATCAACCTCAACATACACTCTGCCCTTGCCTGGATGATAAGATAAAAATTTTTGTAGTACTTGGTTTTCTTTTCTCACTGTTAAAAATCCGTTTTCAAAAACAATAGGTTCCAATATAGCATTGTTGTCTTGGTCTTCTTGAAACGGTGAGTTTTGATTTCTTGCATATCTTAACGACTTATTAATTCCCGTCTCCTCATCAAACCATAGTAATGGAAATCTTTGAGTATGTCGGGATGCTAAGATTAAAGAAAGAGGCGCGGTGTCGCGCGTAAGCTTGTAGATTTTATCTACGTATTTTGTAGTATTTTTCATTTAATTAAATTTAAAGTTTATAATAAAAATGGGGGCTTTTACACCCCCATTAAAGTAACATATTACTCTTGGAAGATAAAGAAGTTGTTAGCACCTAAAGTACAAACAGCTCTTTCTGACAAGAAGTTTA